CCTCGGCCATAAGCGTCTTGTGCGCCTTGTAAGTAAGAATCTTGTATACCAACACCCTCTCTGGCTAATTCTTGCGCTCTAAGCTGATCTGGACTTAGTCCTGCAACTTTTTCTTCAATAACAACAGGTTTACCCTCATCGTCATAAAAAACCTTCTCAGCAGCTCTCATGGCTCCTGGTATAAATCCACCTTTACCGTCTAAACCGAATAATAATTGCTTAGTTAATGGATCTAATCCGCTTTCGACTCTGTTGACCGAGCTGACAAAAGGTTGTTCACCGAAAGCATCGTAACCTGCACCTGTGTAGGGTGCTAGTGGTGGAGTTGCAGGAGTAGGCGATAAAAAGGTACTGCCCGGCATTTCTGTTTCCTGTGCTTGTGCGCCTCTTATACTTTCTAAAACTCCTTGTGGGTCTCTTTCAAAAGCATCTTGCATTTCAGGTGGTATGGGTGGTGTACCTGCTACTGGTGGTGTTGTTACTGGTGGTGTACCTGTAGGAATACCGGGACCAGTAAAATCTAATTGTCGAAGTTGTCCTGACATTGGATTGAAACCGCTTCGATCATCTTTAGGATCAACTGAATACTGACCGGGTACTCTTCCAGAAGATGCAACTGCTTCTTCTATTGTAAGTCCTCCAACAGGTGGTAAGGGTGTCTGTGTTGCTGGAGTGCCATCTGGATTTCTCAATCCTGTATTCATCTGCATTGATTGTTGTGCATCCAACATATCGACAATACCATCATTATTGGTATCAAACTGTTGGTCATACACACCAGAGTCACCAGCGTCCGTGCCCAGATACTCAATTATTGATTGTGCTTGCGACTGTGCAGGAGTAACAAGCTGGTTTTGCAAACCTCTATCAATAAACCTAGAAAAATCTATGTTTTGTAAACCAGGAATGTTGCCTATGCCAGCCAATATATTTGGTGGTAGCCTACTTGGATTAATTTTAGGTGCTGTTACTAATGGCCCTCTTGTTGGTCTGCGACTTCCTCTTGGGCCTCCTCTTGGATCAATAACCTCTAGTTCGCCTGTTGTTCGATTAAAACGTATTTCGCTCATACAATTTTTTTATGCAGGACGTGCTTGCCCGCTAAAAGCCTCCATTAGTTGGTACATAAGCTCGGTTCCATTGTCTCTATCTGGACCGCCATTTGGAGTCAATGTAAGGATGCCTTGGTTGTTATTCATGTCATAAGAACCAGCGCCTCTAACTGCTCGGCCTGTCATTACAAACTCACCGTCACTTAACATGGCCGGTATATCATCGCTTGTCTCTGTGCCTGGTCCGTCAATAAAACCGTTTTTTCTTTCAAAATCTTCCATGGCCACGTTGCCGCCATCGGCATAAGCCATCGGCATAACAGATCCGCCATACATCATAGGTTGTGGTTCTCTTGGCTTGCCTCCAGATAATTCTGGCAAAGTGCCTTGTGGTAATAAACCAAACTCAACTGGGTTTGGCGCTTGTTGGCCCATTCTTCTGGCCATCTCGGCCTCAAGGTTGTATCTGCCAGTAGCGTCCATGGCTACAACAGGTGAAAGTGATACGCCTTTTGCATCTTTGGCCTCATTGTAAGCGAGCTTGCCCAAACTAGCAGCTAAAGCTCCGGCTCCTGCCATTCCTGCCAAGCCGCCTAGTCCACCACCTTGACCACCAGCTCCGCCAAAGCCTCCACCGAGAAAATCACCTACGGCACCAAAATTACCTCTGCCATCTGCACCAGGGCCGCTGACTAAATTACTTAAAAAGTTACCGCCACCAGATTGCTGTGGAACCATGCCAGATTGTTGTAGGTTTTGCATAATTTGTGCATCACTCATACCCTCTGATCTTAGTCTGTCAATTCTGACTTGTGTTGATGGATCAGCTGATCCTATTTCTTCAATGGTAGGTTGTTGACCACCACCAAGAAGTCCAGATAAAGGACCGCCACCGAATAATCCAGATCTAGTAGTCAATGCGTTCGTAATACCGCCAAAACCTCCAGCTGTACCACCTGCAATAGATGAAACTCCTGGTATACCGAGATTTGCAATCCCGCCAGCAAGAGCGCTACCTGCGCTACCTAATGCACTACCTACTCCACCCAATCCTATGCTGCCCAACCCAGATGTCACTGCACTACCAAGTCCACCCAAAACACCACCTAGAGCTGTACCAATACCTGGCACAAAGACTGCTAACGGTGCTACTTTTTTGACTACTTTTTTAAGGCTTTTACCAATTTTTTTAAAGAAACCAAATTGTTCTAAACCAGTTGATTCATTAAGACTGGCTATACCAATACCAGCTACAGCCTGTTCTGGGTTAATGCCTAATTGATTAAACTTGGTTTCAACCATGGTTTCAAATTCTGGATCCTCCATCATCTCTGGAGGTAAAACTATTTCTCCTGGTCGCAAATGAGCAAGCATGGTGTCTTCACCACCACCTAACTGTGCAAGCTCTTTTGCCATATCGCTAAAAGGTGCTCTAGTTTGTACTAAAAGTTTTTGAATCATTTGACCCAATCCTTCAGCTTCTTCAGGATCAGTGGTCATTTGGAGTTCTTGTTGTAAAGTATCAATAGCTTGTTGGGTTTCGTCTGTTTGTCTTGGAATAGAATCCATAAACATCTGTCTTTCTTGGTCAGATATAGGTGCTCTACCACCACCCATAGTTCCCATGCTAGGAACAGCATCATTAAACATCTGTCTTTCTCTGTTTGATATGGCTCCTTGAGAACTTTCAGGAACTAAGTCACTTTGCCTGTACATACCTTGACCTCTATCTTCCTTACCATCTTGGTTAATATCTCTAAACTCCATAGTTTGCATCATGTTTGGAACCATTCCTGAAGGTAATGGAGAACCATCTTGCAATCTTGGACTAGCATTTCTAAACAACTCCATTTCTCTGTTTGAGATAGCTCCTTTGGTTGGACCAACATCAATATTAGTTGAAGGCGATGGCACCATACGATACCCCTCTTCAATTAATTTATTTATTCTGGGGTCGTTCTCTCTTAAGGCTAATGTATTTTGCCCATCGCTTAACTGGATAATATTAGCTGGATCATCGGTGTAAAAACCTTGGCCTGGAGAACCCATACGTCCTGCCATTGGGTTGGTTTCTCGCATTAATTCCATTTCCCTATTAGAAATTCTGCGTGGAGCAGGGTTTGGGCCTTGTGTTAAACCACTTAGTCTTGTTTGTAAATCTTCGCTTATTGACATATCTATCCTATTGTTACTGTAACTGCACCTATGCTCATTGTAGCAGAAACTCCGGTCACATAAGTTTGGTGCTCATACAGGTTTCTAAATTCTGTTCCATCAAAAGCCTGGTGAACCTCTGTTGTAGTGTTAAATATAATCGAGCCTGTAGCGAATTGCAATTCGCCAAGCTCGGTATTTGTGTAGCCTTTTGTAACATCTAAGTCTGCTGCACCCAGGTTTATTTCTAAAATTCTTATTAAACGGTTGAAAGTATCGACAGTTACCTCTGGCCCTTGTGCTTGCGGCAGTCTTGTCGGTAGTAACTTAGCCATTATCTACGTCCAGATGGTTGTATGTCTAAGCGAGTGTCTCCCAACCTCCATTTAAAATCTTTTCTGTCTGATTCACTGTTATCGTCATCGGATTCAAAGCGCAATACAAATTGCCTTGTCCTGGTTCTTAAACTTGAAAAAGTGCTTGATGTGCCTATCTGTGTGGTTGAATCGGTTGATAAAGACTGGCCATTAAAGTCTCTTCTTTTAACCACAACGTTTACAGCTGGTGTCGGACTTGTGCCTGTTTCTGTTTGAAACAGTATGTCCGGAATTATTTTTTTAAGAAACACAAAGCTCTCGCCGTCCGTCATATCTATGTCGGCAGATTCTATAAACACATTATCCATGGAACTGCTGTCATTGTTAGCACCTTTTTCGTGTTCGTAAATATATTTAGTGTCGCTTGATTCACCCGCTGCTAGTGGCTTTTCATTAATGCCAGAATTAAGCCAGGAGTATCTTTCTAAGGTTCCTATGCTCCAGGAGTTTTCTTCATAGTTATAAATCACATATCTTGAGATCTCATCCGTGTTATCTGTGTTGGATGGATAGAAAAACCATATCTCAGAAAACTCTTCGTTGAGGCCAGCAAAACATTTAAACGCCTGGCTGACATCCAAATCACCGAATACATAATCTTGCACCGAACAAGGCAGCTTTTTGACCGAGCCGTTGTAAAAGTAAAAAGCATTTTTTGACATAAAGAAAACGCCGTTTGGGCCATTCGCAAACGCCTTGGGCCCAATGAGGCCAGCGCCTTCATTAATTAGGTTGACTGCAAAAGTAAGTGGTGGCCCGATAAACTGCATGCTGTATAAAGATGTGTCTGTCCAGATTAAAACCTCTTGCCTAGATTTAATGCCACCAATAATTGAAGATCCACTTGATAAACGCAAAGATCCAGCAGAGTTGGTATTCAGTGGCTCAAACTCCAATTCGTTTTCTTGATCGCTAAATGCAATCAACATTGGATCTATCACGCCAGTTCTTGAGCCACCGCTTAAAGGGTCTGCGCCTAAAACAATTAAATGTCTGTCTGTTTCAGAGGTTATTACTTGTAAAGCCTTAGTCGGCACTTTGTTGGCTCCAGAGATACCAGATAGCTCTTGGGCCCTTGTAGACACGCCATTACTTTCGAGCCACCTGTAAATACCACCATTGCGTGGGTTGATAATTAAGTTTTCACCATAGTTATCGTGTGTCCACAATCTAAGCTGGTTGGTATCACTCAATGCTGTAGCAGAACCCCAGCCGCCTGCACCCCAGGTGCTTACACCCCAACCAGTGCTATCGACATAAACATCCAGGCCAGAATTAATTTGATACACAGCATCGGTCGCAGATCCACCGTTACCAGAGTCACTTGCGTTAGCTGTTACCGTTACGCCGTCCGTATCTTTAGCCGTAATCTCAAAAGTATTGGTCCCAGTGACCAGGCTAATTTGATATTCTTGGTTTAAAACCACGGCAGTTACTAAGCCGCCTAGAGATACTGCATTTGAAAAAGTAACAAAGTCACCATTGACAGCTCCATGTCCTGTTTCTGTTACTGTTATGGTTGAGGATCCATTGGTGGCCCCGAATGTAGTTGAATTTGTTGAGGATCTGCGAATCGGAGTAACATCATAATAGACGTTACCGTTTTCAATATAGTATTTGTTGGTTGTGCCTATGCCAAGATATTCAGAGCCGTCTAATGCAATCCAGGCATGCAAACCTCTAGGAGATCCAACAAGAGAGCTGGTTCTGTATTTTTCCCAGCCACCTATTTTTTCAACGCGGCCCTTTCTGAACCGAATAAAGTTGCCGTCTACCCAACCACCCTCGTTTGAGTAGTCAGTCTCCTCTTTATTGATCCCTGGTTTAAAATTAACTTTGGTGAGTGGCATTTTTAAATTCTACCATAATAGAAATTTAATTAAGCCAATCTTATAATTGCACCTGTAGCTGTTGCGCCTGGGAAAACAATCGTAAAATCACCTGCGGTAGATGTCTTGTCGCCACCAAAATCAATAGCACAAACTGCTTTATCGCTGTTGGTGTCGTTATAAATCATGCACCCTCTAGCAGTCACAGTCGCATTACTAAATGTTAAATCTGCAAAATCACAGATTGCAGTGGTTCCAGAGGCAACGGGAGTAACATTTGTCAAAGCGCTACCGCCAGATGTGTAATTGGTCCCAGATGCTTGCCCAGTTGTGGTAAAAGCTGTAGTGCCAGCACCCAAAGTTGCCGAAGACGTGTAGAGCGCTAATTTAAAAGAATTGCCGCTGCTGTTAGTAAAGTTATGTGTTCCAACCAAAAGTTCTTGTTTAAAACTTGTGCATATTGCCGATGTAATTGCCATCTTATAGCTCCTTAATAATATCAGCCATGTCACTCTGACCTTGTTTTTTTAACAAATTCACTAGAGTTGTATTTTTAGACTCTATTGCATTTTTAATACTATGTAAGATTACATCATAAACTTGTTTTTGGAAAGCGAGAGCCTGCTGTTTTACATGCTCTGGTGCATTGTCTGAAATGTCACAAATTTTCTTGGTTGCTTGTGCTGCCCAAAATTCTGGTGGGTGGCCACCATTCTCTGTGGCATGCACTGAAATTTGTCCTAGTTCAAATAGTCCGTCAACGTTCATCCTTTGTATGGCTCTGGTGGAGCTACATCCTCATTTATTTTTAAACCTTGCTTTTCTAACTCTTTGTTTATTTCATCGTAAGGGCCAATAATAAACTTGCCTTCATGGGGTATTGCAACCAATGGTTTTTCTAATCTATGAAAACCATAGAGTTTTTCTGTTGCTGGTACGTTTGAGTCTAGGACAGTAGATCTGCCACTCATACCTACCAATATGTCGTTTTCCATGCACTTGCTGATCCAAAACTCAACACACGCTCGGCCCGCCTCGGCAAAGTGCATGTTTTCTTTGTATGAAAAATCTATGCCAAATAGATCTATTCTGCCAACCTTGCTCCACAAAGCGTAAGCTATTGCATAAGCAACCGTGTTATTTAAGTAAGCGCATTTGGTAGCATTGCAAACCTCGTTAATTGGAAACATAACGGGGTTCTTTACTCTCTCGTCAAGCTCGCAGGTAAAAACCGGTACATCTGTGTTGCTAAGTAAACTTGTCATTACATTGGTTTGTAAACCAGCATCGGTACTATCAAAAAAACGACTCGCTGGATCCAGCATAAATATTTTATCGCACGGGTAAGTTGCCCCGGCAGAGTTGATGCACCAGACCTCATCCCATTCACGGCCATTTTGCAGGCCAATAGCAAAATCAACCTGGCTAATCCCTAGGCCAACGATTGCAACCTTTTTGCCTTCTAGGGATTCTTGGGGTGTGTTTTGATTTTCTTCTTTTGTTAATTCGATCACTAATTTACGCCGGTGCGTAATAAATCGTATCTATATTCGTCTCGTGTGCCACGACCTTCTGATAGAGTTTTCATTCTAGCTACCGCCTCCTTAAAGCGTCCCTCGAACTGGCCAACGACATCTAGCGGTTCCTTTAAGAAAACTGCGCCTTCTACTAACGTGCCGTACAACAATGCGTCTGGATAATCCGTAGACAAAAATGTTGTACCGCTGTCACTACCACTCGTTAAAGAGACTGGTTTATATAAATAATGTAATTCTACCGTATAGTCTGCGTCTGGTACAGGTGCTACCTCAAACGCCGTATCATCAAACAAAGTATAATATTTTGGTTGGCCCCTGGTTGTGCTGGTAGGAGCATATTCTTTTACAAACGATGAATGTTTAAAGTCTAAGTAGTCGTAAGTATCGCTGCTGATAACCGCAAGACTAAATGGGGCATAGAAATCTGTTGGTGTAGCCAAAAACCTATTATTGGTAGAAAGAGATCCCTGGACATTCTTTCTTTGTTTCGGCAGCTGAACAAGTTTAAATATTCTGTTTTCAGCCTCCTGGATAAAAGTTGGTAGTTGATTGGTAAAGGTCGTTTCAGAAACTTGCAGATAATCCTGGACCGCTGTTTTTAATGTTGAATATGTAAAACTCATGTTGTTGTTACCGTAACTGATCCTATATTAGCACTTATATTAAAAGTTGTAAGCTGAGATCCTAGTTTTCCATCGCCCACGTTTGAGTAAACCACAAAGAAATTATTGTCTGTAGGTTTTTCTGGCCTTGCATTTCTTATGGCCTGCGGATCTAGTGGTGCGGGCCGAGGCATAATTTGTGGATGCTTAGGATCAAACTGATCTGGGCCCACCAGGAGTCCGTCCCAAGTTTTCTTCATGTCCTTTAACTTATAGCGAAACCCTGTGATGTCACAAATACCGTAGGCATGTTTACCAGATGCAAATGCCATTATGGGTTGTTGTAACTCCGAATATCTGGAGATATTCTAAATGAGGCTCTATCCTCATCGGTGGATAAGGCCCTGGTAAACTCTTCTTCATACAAACCTTTTAACATAGCGGTTCTTTCTGGCGCTCTTTTTAAAGATATGTAATATGCCAGGCCTGCGGCCAAGCAAGGATAAAACCTAAAAGGCATGTCCAGGGTGTTGGTTGCTGCATCTGAGTCATCCATTCTGGTTAATACATTCATGTAAACCGTATAAGCACTGGACTTATCTGGAGCAGGCCAAACTGTAATAGTCGGTGACAGCTGCTTATTGATAAAAAATTGATTTGGTTTTCCTGTGGTTGATTTAGTAACAATGTGAGAATACTCAGCTCTGCTTAACCTGGTCATGGGCAGATCTGTTGACTCAGAGCCGACAGTTTCTCTAATAAATACATCTAGTACGTCAATCGGTGCTGTGCTGTTGGTACTGTCAATGTTGTAAGACGTGGTGTCTTTTACCATGGCCACTGTTTTTTGTGCAATGGTCCATTGATTTAAACCTCTGTTGGCCCATTCGGCTAACATAAGATTCAGACTTCTGTTGGCTGTTTTAAGATCGTAACCAGTTCTTAGCTCTAAGCCGCAACGCTCAAAAGCCTCTTCTATGTATTCTGCTACATCTGGTTCAAAGTTTTTACTGTTCGATGTCGCCATCTTCTTCTCCCGGAGCGTATAGATTGTTAAACGTTATGTTTGGATCCATATAGCTCTCATGTTGTTCCGCTGAATGTGTCCATTGCGAGGGCATGAAATCCGGTGCCCCTTCGCCTACACGCCACAAAGCAGGGTTTGTTGCTCTTACTCTATTATTAGGTAATGCTACAAAATTTCCAGTGTACTCACCAGCGTCCGTTAAATATAACACATGTGATTGTTTATGTTGAGCCGGATCGTCTGCTATTGAATTTTCTGTGTAATCCACAGTAAACAAATATTTGCCTGTGTAAAACTCGCCACCTATTTTGCAGATCCACGGAGAAGAACTGACACGATCCATGGTTATAACCGAATGATGATGACTTAGACAGTCCCAGGGTTGGGCCAAATGATCTTCCATGGGTTCTGGCCAGTCTTCTAACGGTATGTCTGCTACCAGAGCCTCTATTGGCATCCGGGCCCACATAGCACCGCCATGTACGTTTGGCTCATCTTCCATGTCATCTATTTCACAGCCAGTAAAAACCACCTGGAATGAAAGAGA